TTGGCTTCTCCGTGGAGATGCCAAGGCTCGATCTTTCAAGGATTTCAAACGGGTACCTGGTGAGGTATTTGTTAGTGGCGACTATGAGAGTGCTACTGATTGTTTGAATCAGAATGTTCAGAAGGAAATTCTGAGACTTATACTTCAACAGTGCGAACACGTCCCTAACGTCTTACGTCAGGAGGCGATGCAAACACTGTCGATGAAGTTATCCTTGAAGAGAAAAGATGGTAGCGAGAGGATTGAGGAGGTTAGGACCGGTCAGATGATGGGTAGTCAATTGAGTTTTCCACTTCTCTGTGTGGTAAATTATCTTGCCTTTCGTTTTGCGACGATGGACAAGAAAATACCTGTCAAGATAAATGGTGATGATATTGTCTTTCGTTCTAAACCCTCGGTTGCAGAACGTTGGATGAACTCAGTATCTCACGCCGGTCTGAAGCTGTCTCGCGGGAAGACGCTGGTTGATTGTAGTGTTTTTACATTAAACTCAACCTTGTTTACCGCTAGTCAGTTTTCGGTGAAGTCTCTACCTTTCATTAGGGCCAAGGCCCTGTTTGGAACTGATGAAGGGTATACTTCACTTACGGGTCGATTCCGTTCTTTTGCACCTGGTTTTGGACAAACTAGGGCATTCCGATTACGTTCTGTCTTTCTGAGACAGAATGTAGGTTATATAACGAAATCGAGACGTAGTCTCAATCGGGGGTTAGGTATGCACGTCCCTCTAGAGCTTTTGAAGTTGTCTAGAATGTGGGGTCGAGAGGTCGATTATCTTTCGTTGCCGAAAGAGAAGAAACCTCCCCCATCTAAGTCAATGTGGGAAATGCAGCCTGAGGGCTACCATATCGAGCATAAAGAAGAGAAGAATGCGTATTCTAAGGAAGAACAAAGGGAATTGGTTGATGCAGTGGTTTCTGCTGCGTGGAAGATTCCTGAAGCGAAGATGGATTCTTATGAAGATATGTACGACGGAGGTATTAATCGTCCTGCGATGAACTACCGCCGCGGTGCGCGTCTGATGGGGACTCAGTATGGTTGCTTAAAGAAAGTGGTTGAAGTGCATCGTCTCAAGGTGTATTTGAACTATCTTTCCACCATGAAGAGGACTTACCCTGTTTGGGTTAAGGATAAAGAAAGTGATCCACCTCCTTCCGCCTCTGACGAAGGAGAAATTCAATTACCGGTACCTCCTATTGACCTAGGTCCATCAACTGTTTGGGAAGTCGCTGATAGAACTGAGATACTCGACGTTTGCTCCTTCGGGGGTGAAGAGTTGATTATTGATGACGTTATTACAGAACAAACCCTTAGGCGACTCTCGAGTCGTAATAAGTTGAAGGTTTTCACAAATGGAATTGGTATCGGCCCACCTACTTGTTTCTAGGCGGTTGCCCTTCATTGCCCTTACCAGGAACCCTTTTTGATTAAGGTCATCCTGGTGTAAGACGGTTTAACAGTAATGTTTTGAAGTGAAACTTTTCACTCAACCGCAATAATGGACGAAACCCGGTGGTGTGTCTTGGTCGCATTAACTTGCAAGACGGGACCCACTTCGCTCGGAGGAGCTCCTAGACATTTCGATGTCACGGGATGTAGTTGGTCAGGCAGGTGCAGATCTGCTGTAGCGACAGGGGTTGAAAGTCATGCGACGAGTAAACGCAACTATAGAAAACAAGGAAAGGTTGGCACGGAAAGCCGGCGCGGTCGAACTGGACCTAAAACGAAGCCCCAACTTGTGGGATTGTAGCAAGGATGAACATAAGAAAGTTTAGGGTTGCATTGGAGAAATTCCTCTGCGGTATTCCCGGACCTGTGACGTACACGAGACATCGTTGATGACTGTTCGTTGTTCCGGACCTAGGGCTTCTTGGGTGATTCACAACCGACCAGTCTGGGCGGTTTATAAATACAGAAGGCACTGGGTGCTGAGATGGATTTT